GTCAAAGATATTGTCATCAGAGTTATCAAGAAAGTGACTTAACTTTCCATTTTGTGGGTTATGTACATGAGTGTATTCTCCTCTGTTTTCTTTTACCTTACTGGCAATAGATTGAAGGATTTCAAACTTATCATCAGGTAGACGATAGAATACAACAGGACGCGGAAATAGTTCTACAATGTTTCCTCTGTTCACGTCAATGGTCATTAACTCAATCACCGCAATACTTTTCTATCTATTGTATCATAAACTCTCTGTTCTGTCAAGTATAGTTTTCCACAGGTTTTTCCACAGGTATTGTGTAAATTGTGGAAAACGCGGAATAATTAGGAAATATGGAAAAAAACATGGGTTTGTGTTCTTTTCCTGGTATAATAGCGATAGTTCAGAAGTCTTAGCGTACGACCTATCGAGTTGTCAACCCCAGAAAGATTAGCAATTCTGATAGACTCGAACGACTTGACAGACTGACACTTTCTTGCTAAAATGACTCTGTAAGGGTTCAAAGGAAACGAATGATTACAGGTCCTCAGAAATACCAACTGTTCTGGACTAAATGGAAACAAGGACTCCTTACAGTTGATGATGGTTTGGACTTGTTTCAGTTTCTATTAGATACTGAGCAATGCTGGGATGATACTGATGCCAGCAATCTAGCAGGGTATTTGTTAGCGGAAGGATTCCTCTATTACGTATACTCAGGAGACTAATTTTGCTGTTCATTCTCTACAACGAAGACAACACCGAAGATTGTTCTTTCACGTCGATTAATGCCCTAGAAACGTATGTAGATTCCCTCAGAGAATTGCGAGGGGAAAGATACCCTAAGACTGAGAGAATGTCGCCCTTCGATTACATCAAATATATCGGTTGGCGTATGGAAATTGTGCCACTCAGAGAAGTGGCACATGGCTAGGGCACAGGGGGCGGTTTCCGTGTATATTAAGAGGGTCAAAGGAATCGCCCCTCTCATGCGTAAAATCGAACAGCAAATGAACAACGCCATTTCTAACAACCTGAACTGGCAATCTGCAAACACTCGTGTAGAGTTCATTGCTGAAACTAACGAGAGCAAAGTGTATCTCCACGGCAACCACATTGCCACCGTTGGTGAGGACTTCGTTCAAATCTTCGATGGCGGTTGGCAGTCTAACACCACCAAATCTCGCCTCAATGCTATTCTCTCTGAGCATGCAATCAAGGGTGAGTGTGTATATCAAAAGAACTTCCAATGGTTCGTCGATAAGTTCATCGGACAGGCAGGAACTTCCCCCGTTTACAACACTTACGAGTTTGAGGATGGTTTCATGTTCGCTTGACAATCTGCCCCTTTTCGATTATACTAACTGAGACAAACATGTACAAGGATTCTATCAACGTCACTGACGAACTTCTGTCTGAAGCATACACTGAGCAACTGCCTGAAGATGATTGGGTGAGTGCTATTCTTGGGGATGTGGATGACACTTTGGAGCAAATGTGGGGCGATAAAATGTAACGCCCATCGCCCAAATCGCAGTCATACCAACGGGTTTCGGCGGGCGGGGCGGCCCTCGGGGGGCGTCATATTAAAATCGACTACTTCCCTAACCTACAAAGGTTCCCAAGAGCGAGTGTGATATTCTGCTAATAAAAAAAATTTTCTCCGAGAGTCCCTGCTATATAAGGTGTTTCACGGATTACTTCGTTATAAAAAAATTCCCCCCAGAAAAAATTATGGACTGGAAGATTCGCCAAGACCGTCAAGATGACCGTACGTGGGCGCTGGAGACTCTGATACGTCACGAGGGACACCTAGACAATCGGATGTATGCCTGTGCCGACTACCTGTGCTCTGCGGGTCTGACAAGGGACGCTAATGACGTTCTCTCTGCGTGGGAGGAGTGGAAAGAAGTAAATCCGTCAACGATGCCGATAACCCCATTGTAGCAATATGTCAAAAAGATTTACCATAACTATCGAAGAGGACGAGCACGGCGATTTGTTTCTGCCAATACCTGAGGAACTTCTCGAAGAACTTCGGTGGGAGGTTGGAGACGAGCTCGACCATGAAATAGACGAAGATGGCGTCTGGATTTTAACAAAGCGACTAACAGAATGAAGTACATTGACCGCGAAACCCTAGAGTACGTCCAAGAGATTAACCCACGTATGGAAATCTCGGAGGAGATTGTCGAAGGAGTACGTTTCATACACTTTGACAACTTTCTCTTACGTCCTGATGAATTTACCCAATTCTTACAGGAATCTTTCCCAGTCGGCTCGTCAGCAGAATGGGATATCGACCAAGCTCCTGGGAAGCGTCAATGGATTCCTTCAGTGTGGTTGCTACCCATTGAGAGAGAATATAAGAAGTATGTGCCCAACGGGTTTTTTAACTACGGGACTAACATATACAATGGGGACATGGCAGCTCGTAGACAGAACTATCTGCCACACACCGATGAGTGTCAGAACGTCTTTAGCATGTGGCTAACGAAAGAGTGTCATGGGGGCACTGCTTTTTATAGGTCACCGCGCTTCGGAAACGACCCATCGGCGCGTACCGCCTACGGCGGTGGATATGATTTCTTTAGGGAGTTCTTAGAGCGTCCCAGGACCGTTGAACCCTGGCAATGCTTTAAGGGCGATGATAACTGGGAAATGTGGCATGTAATGGAGATGAAGTATAATCGTGTGTCCTGGTATGATGGTTGGCTATGGCATGCAGCATACATAGAACCAGAATGGTACAAGACTGGTGAAATGGACCGCTACGCCCTCATGTGTGTAGACTTGAACAACTATGACTGAACAGCAAAAAGACCCCGATAATCCGTTTGGATACCACAATCCTGAACTTCAGGACCCAATGCATCAGGGTGACTGGTCTGGTGAAAAGTTTCAGAGTATTGAACAAGCATATTCAGAGTATGAGAAGTTACAGGACCCTGATAAACGGTATCCGATACCCGAATGGATGGTTCCATTTGCCAAAGAGTATGAAGAACTGAAGTATAATGTCACTGTACAGGCAGAAGTTATTAACAAAGTGCTTCAGATGCACAATGAGGCAATCGAAACCCTGCAGAACAGACTGAAAGAGATACCCAATTTTCACGATATTAAGTATAAACCGCCAGGTACAGATGAGTATCTGTCAATTAAAGAAGTTTTTGATGATATCTACAAGAGACTGGAGGACTTAAAGTAATGGCATGCTGCACTACAGACGGTTCTATTTCTGGTAGCACCTTTGGATACCCTAATACCAGTCATTGTGATGTTTGGACACCTCCCTCAGGGGGTGCTACGATGGAGTTTGGGCATCAATTTGCTGGGCAATCTCAAAACAGTGCAGTTTATGAGCACCCTGCTACATGGCCGATTGAAGAAGATAATTGGTGTCGGGATAGAATTCTGTATAGAGGCACTATTATTGAAGAAAAATCCGATAAAGGAACTGCTGGAGACGTAATTAGCTCCGAAGATATTGGTACTAGAGTAGGAGTTCCTCTCTCTTCTAGTGGTTTTGCGAGTTATACTGCTGCATTAAACTTTTTTCCTACAGATATTTCGTTTGAACCCATCACTTCAGACGAGTGGTTCTATTATTTGTTTGATACATCGGACCATAAAGTCGGTGTTCCTTGCTGGTTGTTGAAAACTGTGACCGAAACACAGACTTCTACGACTCCTGAATCGGGGACTGTAGGTCAACCAGACTATCTTCCTGAAGGTACAGACGAAACAACAACCACAACTACAACGTATATACCAATTGACTGTCCATGTGATGTAGAAACTACCTATATTTCATATACGACACCTGATGATACTTCGCAGGGAAATGCCAGAGATGGTTATCCTTTGCTGTGGACAGCGCATACTACCAGTATGTCCATCATGTTTGAGTACACAAATCCGCCAACTGGTCCTGGAGCAAAGTCAATTAACGGAATTCGCGTCGGTGATACCATTAATGGGTGGACAGTTGCGGAAATTAAGCACTCATCTCTGTATTATAACAAGTATCATCTCATTAATTTGGAGGGAAGCGGAGAAGATTTCACTTATGACGGCACATATACCGCAACTGCTGGTCCATTTTGGGCAGGAGCAGGCACTCAAGGGCAACAGCAGCACGTAATTCGCGTAAAAGCGGGTCAAGGAATCAAAGATAAAGCGGGATTGTTCGGAAGATATGAGTTTAGAGAGAAAGAAATCCAATATATGATTGGAAAAATCCGCTCCGACTTCAAAACTGGGTGGAATTATGAGATTAGAGAGCCCGTTTTGACACCAACAATCACTTCTGGAAGGTTAACTGACGTTACAATTGAGTTTGGTGGCTCTGGTTATGATGATTTTTACCCCAAACCCAATCTTTATGTGCTACCACCAGCGGATTATTCTACAGATAGAGTTAAATATCGCCCTGCTGAGATTGAAGGCGTTTGGTCTGGCGGTACTTTAGTTGATGTTAACATCAAATATGCGGGAAGAGGGTATGAAGGAGGTGCTAATGCACCCAAATTAGGCGTACATACCGCAGATAGAATTGATGTCAAGACAATTTGGCCCGAAACTAAGCACGAAGACAATCCAAATACGCAACATTGGGAAAAAATCTCCGAAGCAATGGACAAAGAATCTCGTAATATCATCTTTGGAGACTTCAAAACGAGCGAACTTACCAGTTTGATTGACTGGCAAAACGAAAAACGCACTGTAGATGTGTCAACTGATGCATTTATTGACTTTGTGTATGATACAAATCGGAATAAGCGCGAACATTACCTCGAAAAACAGAAGGGTAGTGCAGAAGTTCTTGAACCGATTGCATATAATTTCATGCAACCGTACATTTCACAGCATTTTTTGAATAATCCCGACACAGTTGACGATTCAAGTCTGGTAAAACTCGGAAATCAGTACAAACAAATTGAAGATACGTTCAATAACAACGAATTTGACCACTCAGTACAGTCAATTACGGAAGAAAAGATTGCTAGATACAACGTTCAGAAGAAATATACAGTCATTGGAAGTTTTTTTGACCTTCCTTGCGCTACTGCCCATGAAAAATACATCATCAAGCAGTTCAAAAATGACATGAGGGACAAAATTACCGCAAATATCACTCTTGGGGTCACGATTGGTGATTGTGGTGGGTGTCCTGAGGTAAGTGGGCAGACTGGATTTGAGTGGGAATGTCCTTGTGAGGGTGGTTCTGGTTCTTATGCAGAGGCACCTACGGGTCTTCCCACCCCTGGAGACGATGGAGAACACCCAGATGGTACTACTTACACTACTTCTAGGTCATATACCATTACAGGACCTCATGGACCAGGATGTAGTGGGTGGGAACTATCCTCAGACCTTACAATTTACAATAATTTGACCGCAACTGTGGATACTTATGGTTATGCACTTAAGGCATTTGGCAATCCATATGATTTTATGTGTCCGCAAATAAATACTCCTACTGTATCTGTACCCTCTTTACAATAATGACAGGTAAAAAACCCGCAGCAATTTATCAGGGTACTTGCACTGGTCATGGGAGACCAATTGAAGGTCATGTTCACAATAAAGCAGTTGACCCATGTGGTGTAACACCAGCTACTGCTATTGTAAAACCTCTGGCAACAAAAGATGCAACTTGTCTGTGGATTGGATTTCCTATTGCACCTCTTGGAACACTTCCACTGAGAAATGTATTCATTAACAGCATCGTCCCTGTGCTCGATGGAGACGTTTTAACGAACCATACGTCTGCAACTATGCATACGGTCATCTCGAACTGCTGTAGTCCCACAGGATGCGCTCCTACAGTCATTACAGCACCTTGTAGTATGCTAACTGCTGAAGACCAGAAAGGTGTTGGTCACCCTAGAGTAGTAATTGCCACATGTAAGAATGTATTGGTCAATGGTCGCCCTCTGGCACGGGTTGGAGACCCTCTAGGTCCGCCTTGCCTCAGTAAAATTGCTGCAGGTTCTGCAAATGTCATTGTTGGTGGTGGAGATGATGGAGCAGATGCAGAAAATGCTGCTGGCGATGCCGCAGCAGATGTAGGTACACAGTCAGCAGACGCAGCAGCAGGTGCTGGTGCCAACGCAGGCAGCATTACACCTTCTCCAGCAGGTCAGCAATGGTCAGCAAGACTAAATGCTTCAGACCAGGCTGCCATGATGGCGTAAATGTGGTATAATTACTAGGTACTCGCTCATTTACAATGGCAAAAGCAAAAGTTGGTCTTTCTGGTAAGAAAATTATTCAATCGAACCCGAAGTGTACTCGTCAGGGTAACAGCAAGAATACAAAATATGCTGCTACCTCCCGTAATAAAGCACGTAAACCATATCGTGGTCAAGGAAAGTAAATAAACGTCTCGGTTTTCAGTGCTAAATACATATTAGGAAAAACTCCTGTAGGTGGGATGGCACTAAAACCGATTAATACGAGTAAATCTCAATTTAGCAAGTCTTTTTTAGATATTGCAGTCAGTTTTGCGCGTAATCCCTTAACAAATGATTGTGGTAAGGTTCTCAATGAGAATGCCATCAAGCAATCACTTAAAAATTTAATTTTGACTCGTAAGGGGGAGCGTCCTTTTGCTCCCAACCTGGGTTCTGATGTATATGCGGCTTTGTTTGAACAGTTAGACGCATTTACACTCAACTCTATCGAAGATGAGATTCGTCAGACCATTAGAAACTTTGAGAGTCGAATTATCGTGACAAATTTGGACCTCATTCCTAATTATGAGGAAAACAGCATCCAAGTAAACTTGGAGTACCAAATTGTTGGGGAAAACATTAGTTATGAAATTGATTTCATTCTAGCAAGAGACTTCTAAAATGCTGCCAACCAATCTAACAGCAATAACCTTTGATGAGATTAAAGCATCCATCAAATCATACATGCGGACTCGTCCTGAGTTCACAGATTATGATTTTGAAGGTAGTACATTGTCGTACTTGGTTGATGTACTAGCATATAATACTTACTATAACTCGTTCAACGCTAATATGGCATTGAACGAGATTTTCATTAACAGCGCATCGTCAAGAGACAACGTTGTTAATATTGCAAAGCTTCTAAACTACGTTCCTCGGTCATTTAGAGCAGCTCAAGCGTGTGTTGACATCGCAGTGAGCGTAAATATTGAAAATGGTGTATATCCAGAGACAGTGACCCTTAAAAAGGGCATTGTAGCAGCAGGTGGCAAATATTCGTTTGTACGTCAATCTGACAGAACCGCCACGGTTGATACGAGTGGTAAGGCACATTTCCATGATTGCCTTTTGTATGAGGGTTCGATTATTACGTACAAATACACGGTTAATAATTATCAGAAGCAGAGATATATCATTCCTGCCGACCAAATTGACACTACAACTCTTGTAGTCAAGATTAGACCCAATGCACAGTCCCAACAGGTTGATGCTTACAATCTTGTAGAGAACATTGTTGACCTCAACTCAGAATCTAGAGTCTATTTCTTGAATGAAGTTGAAGATTCGAGATATGAACTAAAATTTGGCGATGGTACTATTGGTAGAGCACTTGTAGACGGTGAAGTAATTGAAATTGAATATATTCGCTGTAATGGAACCGATGCGAACGATATTAACAATCTAACTTTCTCTGGTGAGATTGTTACTAGCGGAAATCGGAATATCGGTGCTGCCGATATTGATTTGACCCTCAAAGAAAGAACTCGCTACGGCGATGGCGCAGAATCTCTGGCAAGTATTAAGTACAATGCCCCGAGATATTATTCCACTCAGTATAGAGCAGTTACTGCCGAGGATTATTCGACAATCACCAAACAAATCTACACCAATGCTGATAGTGTAATTGCTTTTGGTGGAGAAGAGATGAATCCGCCCGTTTATGGCAAGGTTTACATTGCGATTAAGACAAAGAACAATACTACCCTCAATAATACAACTAAAAAGTCCATCCAGAACAACTTGAAAAAGTATGCGATGGCATCTATCGAACCTGTAATCATTGACCCAGATTACATGTATCTGATTACCGATATTTTCGTTCTATACGATAAAAACTCGACAAGTCTGTCTGAATCGGAACTCCAGTCTCTGATTAGTCAGGGAATTGCTCAATATGCGGGGCAGGAGAATATTAACAACTTTGGTGGTTCTTTCTCCCTGTCAAAACTACAAAAAGCGATTGAACTTGCAGATAACTCGATTGACACTTCTTCTGTACAGGCAACATTGCTGAAGTACATCTATCCTTTACAAGGTCAGACCAACACCTACTGTATTGACTTTGGTACAAGTCTTTATGACTCAAATCCAAGCAATGATGGTTCTGGAAATTGTGTTAAAGAACCCATTCTCCTTTCTGGTTCCTTTAGAACCATTGATAGACCTGATGTTGACCAATATTTTGAAGATGATGGTTTTGGCAATCTGATGACCTTCTATAACTCTGGTACTAGCAAAGTCTATACAAATAGAACCGCAGGTACAGTAGATTATTCCACAGGTAGAGTTTGTTTCGGTCCAGTGAATGTTATTACCACAGGAAACCTTAATGCAACTATTAATATTTTTGGTGACCAGACACAGGTTGTGGTTGGTGATACAACCGTTGTAGTCGGTTCTGGGCAAGGTGGTATTGACCTTCAAATTCCTGTACAAGTTATTCCTGATAACTTTACTACAGTTTATCCTTCTGACACTGGAACAATCCTGTCTCTGCCTATTCCCGAGATTACAGTTGCCCCGATTGGCACAACACCTCCTGCGGTTATTCCGATAAATAATTTGACGCCAGAAGTCTTCTTAAGCATCCCTGAAACAGTGACCCCAATCATTCCTGATACCACAGGCGGATTGTTCGACTTGGCTTCTTGTTTCTGATTTAACTAATAGTAGATAATACCAGAATGAATACTACGGTTTCCCAGCTTGTTGCGGGGCAAATGCCCCAGTACATCAGAGACGAAAACCCTCATTTCGTCAAGTTTCTTGAGTACTACTACAAGTCTCAAGAAAAGACTGGTTTGTCCCAGGACATCCTGTCAAATCTGCTTGACTATGCAAATATCGACAGGTACGATATCAACCTGATTCAGGGAAGAACGCAACTCCTGAATAGCATCTCTGCTACGGATTCGACAATCATCGTTGAGTCTGTTGAAAACTTCCTGGAACAGAATGGCAGTTTTCTTCTGGAAGACGAAATCGTTTATTATGAAAAGGCAACGAGTTCGCCTCAAGTATCTCTGACCCCTGGTATTTCATACGCTGAGTTTAACAATAAACTCCAAATTCTGGTAAACCCTTATAATTCTTTCGACGGTATTACATCTACTTTCTCTGTAACCACAGAGAGCAATCTGGTTGTCCCCCCTAGTGCTAATCACCTCCTGGTTCGCGTTTATGGCGAGTATCTGGTGCCTGGTGTTGATTATGTACTGAATACCTCTACAATCACCCTTACAACGCCTCCTAGGTCTCCTCAGCTCAATGATTCGTCTGAACAGACTAGCATTGTATATCTCAAAGGTTTCTTCCAAGATAACATTCAGGTAATTGACAATCTTGATAGTCAATTTGATGGAACTACGAAAACCTTCAATATCACTGTAAACGACTTCTCGTACAGTCCTATTTTGACTGAGTATACGATGGTCGTTCTGAATAATGAACTTTTGGAACCCAAGGTTGATTACAATATCAACGGTGACACCATCATCTTTACGAATCCCCCTTCTTTGGGTTCTAGAGCAAACGTTCGTTCTATTGAAGCACCTATCCTTTCCTATGGTAGTGGTGCATCTGGAGTTGCTCAGATTTCTGATACTGGTGAAATTACAGGCATTAAAGTTACTAATGGTGGTTCTAACTACAAACTTGAGTATCCTCCTCAGGTAACTATTGTTTCTGACAATGGAAGCGGTGCTGTTGCATCTGCTCTTGTCAATGGACTACAAAGCATTTCCCTTCTAAGTGGAGGTAAAGGTTTTAGTAACCTTAATCCTCCTATTGTAAATATTGAACCACCTACAGACGCTGCTGGAGAAGCTGCAACGGCAACGGCAACTGTAAGTGAGGATGGTCAGGTAATTAGTCTGGAACTCCAGAACTCTGGTTCTAGATATACATTTACTCCTAGAATTACATTTGAAGTTCCTGGTGGTGGCACATTAACCCAACCTAATGTTGATGGTAATGGCGCAATTATTGCAAGCACCATCAATATCGATAATCCTGGCAAAGGATACTCTGTAGCACCGACTATCTACATTGATGAACCTACTGGTGAAAACCCAATTAATGCAAATATCACTTGCACCATTAACAGCAAGGGTGAAATTGATAGTGTAACTGTAAATAATGCTGGTAGGGGATATAGTCAGGCAAATCCCCCTAGAGTTCGTGTAGTTGAGCACAATCAGGCCCAGGTACTTGACGTTACCGTTGATGCTGCAGGTCGTGTTATTGATGTTGAGATGCTGAACGGTGGCATCGGTTTTGATGACGTTCCTTCGATTTATATTATTGATGACCGTACTGACCCTGTAACTGGTACTCCTATTGGTGGTACTGGTGCTAAGGCAACAGCAACCATTTTTAATGGTTCTATCACTGATATTAATATTACTGAGTTTGGTACTGGGTATTCTACTGCCAACCCTCCCAAAATCATTATCCAAAGACCTCCCTCAGCAAAAGCATCTGCTGAAGTTGGTTTTGCTGCAGTTACAGGTTTCAAAGTACTTGAGCAAGGTCAAGAATACACTCAAGCAAAGTTTGAGGGTTGTGTTAGAGGTGTAAGTGGACTTGTAGAATATGATTCTACTGGTAATGCTATCTTTGAAAATAGCACTACTGCAAAAGCACACACACTCACAGCAACATTCTCCCCTAGAGTTAGTTCTCTGGACGGTCTCTTCGTTCAGAAAATGATTTCTAAGTTTGCTGAACAGTATCTTCCCAATGTTCCTTACTTTGATTATGAGAAGATTGATGTTATTAACATCATCAAGAATATTAGAAAGTTTTATGCATCTAAGGGTACTCAAGATTCGGTTGCATTCCTATTCAAACTGATTTACGGTGAGGATATTGAAATTACCTACCCTAAGGAGCAGATTGTTAAACCTTCTGCTGCGACTTGGACTATTGATACAGTTCTTCGTTGTATTCTGATTTCTGGTGACCCAAGAAATATCACTGATGGTCTTCTGACCCAAGATGCAGATGCTGTTGACACTAACGTCAAAGCAGCAAGTGCTCTGATTGAAAACTATTTGACTATTCGTACTTCAGATTATGAAATCTTTGAACTGATTCTGTCCGAGGAAACAATCGAAGGTTCTTTTGCAATTCCTTACAAGACACGCCTTTGCGAAGGTATTACTGATAAGGATGAGATTATTATTGTTGACTCTACTGTTGGTTGGCCTGAGAGAAACGGTGTATTTGTAATCAATGGTGAGGAAAAGGTTCGTTATAAGGAAAAGTCCCTAAACCAGTTCATTGAGTGTACTCGTGGCATCAACGGAACAACTTCTAGGAAGTGGGATGCTGCAACAGAGGTGCAATCTGACACATATGCATACATCAATAAAGGAACCGCTCAGGAAGTTGTTGTTCAGATTGTTGGTATCGTTGAAGCAGAACAAACAGTACTGACCGATGATGGTTCTTACTATCTGTCTGGTGATAAACTGACCGTTTCTAAACTTGGTTCTACTGAAGACATTCCTCAACTGAAATCTTGGATTTACAACGTCAAAAAACTTGTTCAGGTTGAGAGCGTTGAATTTGGTGGTGTTGGAGACAGAATTGCTACCGTAACATGCACTAACCCCCATGGTCTTCTGGTTGGAGACCAAGTTACGGTTTATGGTGCAAACCCTAACCTGTACAACGGTACATTCCTGGTTCAATCTAGAGAAGATGCTTATATCTTCAAGTATCAACTTCCCCAACCAGCATCTACCACTCCTCAAGGTAATATTTTGATTTCGGTTGACCTTAACCGTGGTAAATCTGACACTGAGTCCATTCAAAAAATTATTGGTAACTATACCACAAACATCCAAAATACGTTCTTCAATACTGACTACGTTTACATCGCAGCATCTGGTATTCCCAACTATAAAGTTGGTCCGTTCAATGAAACTGCTCTGATTCCTGGAAACCAGAGAAAACTGTATAGACTTCCCAGAAACCCAGAAACAATTTCTACAAAAGACAACATTACTCCTGGTCCTCTCGGTACTTGGGCAAATGGTGTGTCTATTTGGTCATACAAGTCTGAACTGACCAAAATCTATGGTTCTCTGACATCTGTTAATATTACTGATGCTGGTGAAGGTTATGATGCATCTTCTCCGCCAGTTCTTAGCATCAGCGGTGGTGGTGGTACTGGTGCAGAAGGATATGTCATCGTTAATGGTTCTGTAACCGAAATTGAGGTACTGAACGGTGGTTCTGGATATACATCTTCACCTCTTGTTTCTATCGTTGGAGGCGGAGGCGAAGGAGCATCTGCAACTGCTATTGTAACTAAAGGTGTTGTTTCTAGAATTCTACTGAACTCTGGTGGCACAGGTTTTACCTCTAGACCCGATATTACGATTGTTGGTGGTGGCGGTTCTGGTGCTACAGGTAGAGCACAAGTTCGTGGACCTATTAAGGAGATTGTTGTTAGTGATGGTGGTGTTTCTTACACCAGCAAACCAAATATCACTCTAAGCTCTGGTACTGGTGCTGCTGCACAAGCAATCGTTAATAATGGTCGTATTATCTCCATTGCTATTGTTGCTGCAGGTAATGGATACACCACTCCTCCTGAAGTTGCTATTTACGGCGAAGGTTTCGGTGCTGTTGCTCGTGCTGTTATCGATACCGATGGCGAGAATGCTGGTCGTGTTACTGGCATTGAAATCCTTAACAAAGGTATTGGATACGAATCTGGCACCACAATTGTTACTCTGACATCCGTTGGTAGTGGCGCTGAGTTCGATTCCCAAGTATTTGAGTGGACTTATAACCTCCAAGCAAACAGTGACTTTGACGAAGCATATGGTGCTGTTTTTGAAGGATATAACACCCAGTATGGTGGTGAGTATGCTCACATTGCTAACCCTCAGCGTCTGAGATACGTTCTGGGTGACAATATGATTCTTGACTCTAACGGATTGATTAGAGAGCAAGAGGTTGGTCTTCAGCACTCCCCAATTATTGGTTGGGCATTTGATGGTAACCCTATTTACGGTCCTTATGGTTATGATGACCCAACCGACCAGTCTTCTGCAATCAGGAGAATGTCATCGTCTTATGCATTAAAAACAAACCTAATTTATCATCCAGATACAAATCCCACCCCTGCTCGTATTGATGGTCCTTCTTTGACCGAGTATGTACAAGGTTCTTTTGTTGAAGATTATCAGTACAACTTTGGTTCTGGTGACCTTGACCAGTACAACGGTCGTTTTGCTAAGACTCCTGATTTCCCAACAGGCAGATATTGCTATTTCGTTACCATTGATGCTTCTGAAGCAGGCAATCCAGTCTTCCCCTATGTTCTTGGTCCCTCTTGGAACTCTGTTGTTGATAAGTGGAACCTCCAGCAGACTGCGGTACAGCAAAATATCCCTGGTGGTGTTGTTAGATTCCGTGACCCTTATGAGAATGTTGATATTGACGTTGAAAGAACTCCTAACGCTGAAACTGACACAATCACCTTTGAAGATGGTGACTTTATTCAGTTAGAACCCGAAGACGAGAACAGAGACTCTATTATTGATACCACTGAGGCAGCTGCGGTCAATCAACTTGAAGAAGAGGACCGTCTTGAGGTATTTGATTACTTCCCGACTGTCAAATTTGATTCTAGAGTCGATATTGAAGTAGAAACGACTACTAAGTTTGAAGACGCTAAGGTTGACGGTTTTATTATTGAAAACCCTGGTCAATCCTATCAGGTAAATGACGTACTGGTCTTTGATGATACCGATACTGATGGATATGGAATTTCTGCGAGAGTTTCTGAAATTAAGGGTAAGACGATTGATTCTTACACCTTTGAAATGATTAATGACGTTCCTTATGGCGTTATTACTTGTGCAGACCCTCATGACCTGAAGATTGCTGACATCATCAATGTTCAATATACACCAATTCAGGCAAATACCAATAAAGAATTTAAGGTATCTGTTGTTAAGGGTATTGAAGAACTGAATGTTACTCAAGTTGGTACTGGTTATACCTCAGAAGTACCTATCACTGTTGAAATTGATGGCGTTGGACAAGACGCAGTTATTGAACCCAAACTAGACACTGCAACTGGTAACGTTGTTGGATTTAATATTATCAATTCTGGTAATGGATTCACAACTGACCCCAGAATCCTGGTATCTCACCCCCAAATCTTTAAGAAGGCAGACTACTTCCTCAACACAATCAATGGTACTGGTGAGGAGACCGTTATTCATAATGTCACCACAACTTCTAACAAAGATACCTATGTTGTAGGTAAGACTCAGGATGCTGTTGGTAACTTCTACGGTTTTGTTGCTAAGTACAACTCTACTGGTATCAAAGTTTGGGAAAAGTCGCTCCGTTCTAACTCTCCCAATATTACTGGAGATTCTTATTGTGAATTGACGGAAATTTATGTCGATGAAGATGACGCTAACACCGTTATCGTCGCAGGACATACAAAACCCAGTGGAATCAACCCCGCACATAATCCAGACATCATCGTTGCTAAGTATAACCAAAATAACACTGGTCTTCTTGCAACTCTCGACTGGCAGCGTGAGTATGCTGGTATTTCTGGTATTTCTCGTGGTGATTACATCACGTCTTTGACAAAACTGACAACAGACCGTTATATCCTTGGTGGATATACAGATACTAACACCAGTTCTGCATATGATGCTTTTATCATCGTTCTTAATGAACTGGGTAACTTTGTTGCTAAGAGAAAATTCACTTCTCTGACTCGTTCTGAGAAACTGCTTGATATCGTAGTACACCACGAAACTACTGGTCAGGACATCGATAGAATTTACTATTTGATGGAAACTGCCCCTAACTCGACCAGCGATGACAAATCATTGGTTATTGGTAAGTGTCAACTGACTCAGTTTGGTATTGTAAGTAACACCCTGCAGCAAGTTTCTAATGCTGGGTTTGCACTTGATAATGCACACATGGTCATTGACGAATTTAATGAACTGTGGATTAGTGCTGAACTTGTTAATAAGACTAATCTTGAGCGTAAGAATTTCTGGGTAGGTAAGTACAGTCTTGGAGTTGCTCCTATCTGGAGCTACATCTATGATTGTGGTAATGTCAATATTGACAGCATTAAGATGGTTTCGGGTAATGTTGACCTCTTTAACCACCTTAACGTTGGTCTTGAAGTTGTTCGAGCAAGTGATAAGAAGGTAATTAACCACTTCCTCAAGATTTCTTATAATGGTAGCGTTCAAACCAATTATAAGGTTGACTATGAGCGTGGTACTGAGGGTGGTTCCTGGTATGCATCTCACTCTGATGTTTCTGGAGACCATGTTCTTGTTGGTCAGCAGAAGCACAATAGAACTGTTGCACTATTTGATTTTGAACTTGATGGTTCTTCCCCAGGGTTTGGAGACACAACTGAAAAGACTACTAACGTAACTTGGACTGGTGATAGTGCAGGTTCTATCGGTAGAGGTTCTAATACTGCATTGGATGTACAAGGTTATGACATCAATGCTGCAACATATTCCGCAGCATACTTGAATGTACAAAGTGGAGACACCGCAACTCTGTATGGTCTTGGTGACATGACCAGCAAAGACTTCACGGTCTCTGGTTTCTTCAATGCAAGTTCTCAGTATGTAACTGCTGGTTATACTGGAGCAAATCCTGCCCTGTTTACATTTGGTGACTGGACTGGACCTGGCATCAGTGTTGTTTGGGATAGAACTGGTTCTTCTGGCAATACTAATGCAATTCTGTTGTATGCTAATGCTACAGCACTTTATGGTAGCTCTCCGATTGTTTCACCCGCTGGTGTAATTTCGACTGATACTTGGCACTTTGTTTCGCTGACTAAGAGTGGTAATACATACACTCTTGCTGTTGATGGTACTATTGCTTGCCAAGCAACTGCTCCTTCTATTAATCTGAATAATAACTTCTTCGTTGCTAACGCTCCTGGATTCACCAATACTGCTGGTGCCTATGATGCATCGACTCAGTTCTCTGGTTATATTGATGGTGTTAAGATTAGTGATAGAGTTCTGTCTCAAACTGCACCTTCTGTTACTGCAGAATACACTGCGTATTATGGTCGTACCGATTACATTCATACAGATGCAATTCTGCACAAGTTAGATAAGGTAACTGCAAACGAAAGAACTGGTAGATTCTCTACAACCAATAATGGCATTGTATTTAATAAAACTGATGATACTACAATCACTAGAGGTGCTTCGGTAACAAATAACATTGTTGGTTATGACCTAGCATCAGAAGGTTATCAGGTTCTTGACTATAATGACGTAGCATCGCTTCTTACTCAGGATATCATGACGGTAAGTCAGATTACTGATGTTTGGGCGACTAGAACTGCTACAATTCCTGCTCCTGGTTCTAAGAAGGTTCGGGTAACTCCTAAGGCATATGGTAAGTTCTTTATTGCACAATCGACCACAACCAAGGTCAACAACGTACAAAGATTGACTACAAATGCTTTCCCTGTGAACTTCACTAAGGGTGCAACACTTCAGGTCTGGAATGCTGGCACTATTGCAGCACAAGCAAAGATTATTGACGTTGATACAACTGCACATCCGAATACAATTGACATTGCTGATATTGTTGGTGAGTGGGATACTTATATCGATTCTGGAGAACTGAAAACTAATGTCAATGATATTAACGAAATTAAAGGATATGTCTTTGCTGAAGTAATTAACACTACTCCTGGCGTCTTTGATTTCAACCTTGCACAAGAAGACTTCACTCTGATTGACCCATCTGCAACAAATAATCTTGATGAGTTTGCAAGATTCAAACCCCATAGTGACCCAGATTACAGCGTAAGAATCGATGATATCAGTGGCTCCTCTGAGTTTGTTGTTGGTTCTGTTGTCAGTTTGACCTCTGACCAACTTTCTTTCAACTCCGAATATAGCACTCTGACTATTAGTGGTTTGACTGGTGTCACCAAAATTACTTTGGTGACTAATCTGACCAAAATTGTTAAGTATAGTGCAATTAATAACACAGATATTGCATATGTAACAACCGCAACTGCACATTACCTCAAACCCAATGAAATCATTCACATTACTGGTAACAGTGGTGATGGTACTGCTAATGACTATGACGGTTCATTCTTCGTTAAGGAAGTCTTCACCAGCAGAGAATTTACATACTCTCTGAGAGGAGTTCCTACAGATAACCCCGCCGAAGCAAATGGTGGTGCAAATAATGTAGTGGTTTCTGCTAAGACACCTGTTCTTCCGATGTTCTACGGTCACCAGTACGTCTTTGACGTATCTGACCCGTCGATGGTTGGTTATTATCTAACATTCTCTAAAGATAATCTCTATAAACTGGAATACTCTTTCAATGCTATTGAGCGTTCTGGTACTCCTGGCGTTGTTACTGGTGGTGTCAAACCTTACGTTTCTCTTGCAGTTAACGAAGAAGTTACCAATATTTCGTACTACTTCGACCCCTCTAGAACAACTTCCGAACCTCCGATGTCCAACACGGCATATCTGGACGTTCAGAATTCTCCTTATCTGGGAAGATTCCGTATTGAACAACTTGCTGGTGCAACAATTACCAGCGGTGCAACAATTATGAAGTTCCCCCTAAACATTGAACCTGAAGGTCCTGCTGATAGGGAAACTTCTTCCTACTCTACAGAAGCAGAATCTGCAGTTGGTCCTATCGCAAATATCAGAATTGTTAATGGTGGTGGTTTCTATAAGAAACTTCCTGTTGTAGATAGCATCGTTTCTTCTCGTAAAATTGAAAGAGTTCAAATCACAGACCCTGGTACTGAATATGCTGTAGGCGTTTACTATAATGTCCCCATCCAAGGTGATGGTGAGGGCGGATTTATCCAAATCACTGTTGAAGATGGTCTTGATGAAGAAGGGCAACTTATTCCTGGTCAAATCAGTCAGGTTGTTGTTACCTCTCCTGGTAAGAATTACACTACGGCATTTATCGATGTTGAGGCAATTTCTGGCATTCTTGGACCCAGCCTTGCTGGTTCTGGTGCCGAATTGACTGTTGTTATTCCCCCTGCTGGTAGTGGTGCCTCGGTATTTGTTAAGGGTACTAAGGTTGGTAAGATTAAGAAACTTAAGAATAACAACTTCGGTTTCGACTATCCTCAAGATTACACTCTGCGTCCAGAGATTTCGTTCCCTGTTAACCTGCAACTTATTAACACATCTGTTCTGTCTAGCATTAAGGTCACTGACCCTGGTTCTGGTTACTCTCAGGCACCTACCGTCATTATCGAAGGTGGTGGTGGAGAAGGTGCAACAGCAGTTGCAAACATCAAGAATGGTCGTATTGAAAGTATTGAAGTTAAGGACCCTGGTGCAGGTTACTCTTCTGAACCCACAATCTCACTTAACTCGGCATTCTCTTATGTCATTAACCTTGACTTGAATCTCTTCCAGTTCTCTTTCCCACATGGTATTCCCAATGGTGCTGAAGTAAAACTGACTGTTGAAGATAATGGCGATGGCGACCCCGCATACGGCATCACCGCATTCGGTCCTTTGGTTCCTGGTCAAACGTACTATGCAATTACAGGTATTGCAAATGGTCTTGAAGGTGACCAAATGCGTCTTGCACTGACTCCTGACAACGCTGCTATTGGCGACTTCCTTTCCTTCGTTAACGCTGGTGTTGGAAGACAGATTGTTCTGACCGAATCTTTCGGTGGTGCTGCTCAGGCAATCGTTGCAACTGGTCAGTTCCTCTCTGGTGAAAGAATTTATCAGGGTGAGAGCCTCGACCAAGCAACTGCCTTTGGTTATATTTCGGAGAATGAAGGTTGGCAGTCTGGACCTAAGATTCTTAAAGTCACTGGTTACACAGGTACTTTTGAGAAGGGTCAGAAGATTACTGGTACTATTTCCAAGTCTTCTGGTACGATTGATAACCTGAACATGGCAAGAGGTGTTCTTAATATCTCCTCTATCACCAAGACTCCTGGTAAATTTACCGATGACGTTGGTAAACCTTCCGAAATTATTCAGAAGATTCAAGACTCCTACTACTATCAGGACTTCTCTTATAGTGTTAAGTCTTCCGTATCTATTGATAAGTGGCGTGATATTGTCACTAAGAACGCACACCCAGGTGGATTTAAGATTTTTGGTGAACTTGGTCTTGCTGAAACTGCAACAATTGAGAACAAAGAGATTGATTTTGAACTTGTTAAGTCGGTAAACCTTGCAGATTCTGCAGTTGTACCAAACATTCAAAACTTTACTCTGGTTGAACCGATTTACACCGACTTCAATAATACTGAGGTTCTGTTCCGTCAAAAGAGATTGACCTCTTCGGAGCAAATTCTTACCTCTGTTGTACAGCGGCTTGATGATATTTCTAACCTGTTTGACGGTGTTAGATTCTCGTTCCCGCTTACAGTTGAGCAAAATCAAGTTGTCTCGACCACAAATCAGTTGATGGTCGTAATGAATGGTGTTATCCAGACTCCTGGTACTGCATATGAAGTTCAGGGTGACCAGCTTGTATTTGCGGAACCACCCCAACCCCCTGCTAGCGTCAAGTATGTTGACTTGGGTCTGTCGTTCAAGGAAACCTATCGTCTTTCCCTGAGCACGGTTCTCGGTACTTATCCTCCTGTTGGTTATCAGGTAAGAGGTGTTCTAACTAACAATACTGCTCTTGTTGTACGTAGTGCCACCAATGAAATAGATATCATCTATCCTGACCAGCAAGAAGGCACTCCTATCAACCCGAACATTATGTTCCGTGTTGGTGTTGTTAATACTCTTGGTCCACCGATTACGGCAGGTAATGGTTATACCGATAGTTTTAATGTCCCAACCACAGGTGGTTCTGGTACAGGTCTCACTGTTGATACCAATACTAATGCTAGTGGTCAGGTTACTTCTATTGTCCTGAATACGGGTGGTAGAGATTATCAGGTTGGTGATATTATCACAGTTCTTGCTGGTGACCAGACATGTACGTTTGAAATCCTTGTAATTCAGGGTGAAGAAATTCGCTCTAGTGCTGTTGGTTTCAGTGCATTCGTTGATAGTCAAACTCTTCTAGAGAACAATAATCTGTTTGAGTATAAAGAAAATATTACTGACTTCCAAGGTGATATTGCGTCCGTTGAGGCAATTAACCTCGACGATAGCACTTCTTCGCCTATTGCAACTTTGAATCTCTCGATTAGTGCTTCTGCAACGTTCATGTACATTGAAACCGAAGATGCTGAAGGAAATGCTCTTTGGGAAGTTAATAAGCAGTATCAACTAGATTCTGAAATCTTCACTGTACAAGCAATCGATACCGTTAATGACAGGTTGACAATTCTTCGCGGTGAACTGGGAACGGCTGCAGTATCTCACCAGAATGGTTCTAATGTCTATTCTACGGATATCATTAAGACTAACAATATTCTGGTCAGTAAGACAACTGGTACATATCAGTCTACTCCTGGTCTCTTTGACATCAACACTGACGAATACATTATCTCGGCTCGTTCTGGAATTGTTGCCCAGGTTGTAAGTTCTGCCCCATACAGAGACCCTGTTACTCAGACTGTTGTTCCTCAGGTCAATATTTCTGATGGTTCTAGTTTCTTTGGTCTTCTGTTCAACAGACTGGTTTCTGCAGAAAATCCGAATACTATTCTGGATGATATATCACAATCTCAGATTCAAGTTGTCGATGTTGCAGATAATGAGACTGCGATTAATGATAAGTTCCCTGGCAACGAAGTTGTACGAAACACTTATCTGACGTACAATCCAGCCAACGTCAATGGGACAGGGTTTACTATTGGTGAAACCCTCAGAAACTACAAGATTCTGTTTGGTGGACAAAGTGGAAACTTCATCACAGATGAGGAAGTACGGGTTAACAAACTTTCCTTCTTCGATTCTGAAGGTGACCTTGTTACCGCAGGTCAGACTATCTATGCAGAAAATGCAACTGCAGAAGTCATTGGTACAAACTATGGTAGAAAGTGGTTCTATCTCGGTAAGCAAGCAAGAGGTGCAGACTACCTACATTCATTTAGTTTCACTGGTGATGCCAAGATTTCTGACGTTCAGTCTAAGTTTGGTGGCACCTCACTGTACTTAGATGGTACTGGAGACTACGTTGATGTAGCAACTCATACTGAATTTGGTTTTGGTACTGGTGATTGGACGATTGAAGGATGGATTCGTCCTGGTTCTATTGCTGCTGGTTCTAAACTCATCTTTGATATGCGTTCTGCATCTTCCGATAGAGCAGCAACTCTGACACTGAATGGCGACATTCTTACCTATATCGCTGGTAACAGTGGTATTACAATTACTGGTACAACCAACATTAGCACTAACAATTGGTATCATGTTGCAGTTTGCCGCTCTAATAACTCCATCAGAATGTTCCTGAATGGTGTTCAAGAAGGTCCTACACAGTCTGACCCCTCTGATTATGGTTCTACAAGACCAATTAGAATTGGTGCAGACTATACAAACGCAAACCTCTTTATTGGTTATATTGATGAGGTCCGTGTTTCTACTAATGCACGTTATGATGTAGATTTCACTCCTCGTGCGGGTATCTTCCAAGGTGATACAAACACTGTTCTGCTGACTCACTTTGATGGTGAGAACAATGATACTGACACCACTGATTGGTCTGGTGTACCTACTTATGCTTATGGCAATGAGTATGTAAACACCACCATTCCTTTCCGTTACTACGATGCATGTGACCAGATTGATGCTAATGCTAGCATCATTGCTGATGAGGCAGTTGAATTCTTTAAGAACACTGGTGCTGGTCACCCCAACAACTTCACATTCCCGAATGATGATGGTGGAGCACGTTGTAAGCAAGACCTCGTTCTTGCTCTCGATGCTCTGACCAAATCTATTAGAAGTGGTGGCAACTCCTATGTTTGGGATGCTGCGGCATACTATCGTGTTGAGGACGAGAACAATCCTGCTCTGGCAACTCTAAGTCATGTTGACGGTGAAGTTCCTGAGACCATCTATGTCATGAGAATCGCGGAAGACATCGCGATTGCAACCATGAGAAACCAGTTTGGTATTGACAATATTGAGAATAACATTGGTTCTCAGACCTATAATGCATGGAATGCTGTAGATGACATTTACATCGATGCTGCAAATGAGATTGAAGCTAATATCAACTACATCGCTGCTGAAGCACTTGATAGAGGTATTGCTCAATTCCCGAGTTCTACTGCAACTCTGACTACAGAGTGCTCCGACGATATTAAGGATGTACTTCGCTCCGTCGTAACTAACCTGAAGCATGGTGGTAACAACCATGTTTGGGACTCGGCATGGTGGTTCTTGAATGGTGGTTCTTTCAACCATATCACCACTAACCTGACAGAGACTGTTTGGATTATCAACTCTGCTCGTGACCTGGCAACAGAAATCATGCAGGGTCAACCTTCCACAACTGTTGGTTCCCATGGTCTAACACCCACAATCGATTCTACAATTACAATTGACCCAGCATCTCCTCGTTGTGCTGCTGTTGAGTCTGCAATCGATACCTTGATGCAGATTATTACCGATACTCTGCAAGACCCCAGTGGTTCTGATGCTGTTACATATCCTCTGTCTATCACCACAACTGGTGAAATCAACGGTAGAGTTCGTCCCTCTAAGTGGCCTGTTGTTTACAGCACCCTGTATACCAATACTGATGTTTCTCGTGATACTACCATCACGATTGACCCGCTGGCCGCTTCTAACAACCAACTCTTCTGTGCAAACGTCGAAACTGCAATTGAAGACCACTTCAATATTATTACCCAGACAATCGAACAGGCAAATACTGGTACTAACTACCTGAACGGTATTACCAGAGTTCTTCCTGATTACATTTACTCTGGTGGTTCTTTCTCTGGTTACGTTTCGGTTCCCTTTATTGCTGGTACTGTCGATAACGTTAATGATTATATTGTTACCTATCAGATTGATGGTGACGACCGTCACAGATTCAAAGATGCTGCAAATCTGATTAGAGATAACATCAATGTTATCGTTGATGAGGCAATCGGTCGGATGCTTAATGAGTATCCTACACTGACTCAGTTGATGCCAAGAAATAATGGTGGTCTTTCTGATGCAGGTACAACTAGATGCCGTACTGACCTCGTTCAGATTGCTAACGCAGTTGCTGATGACCTTGAGGTTGGTGGTAATGAGAAGACTCTGCAAGCAGTTAGGTTCTATCTGGATTCTAATGGTGGTATCCTTCACGTAAGACTTCAACTTCTACAGTCACTATTTGCCCATGAGCAAATTAAGGACCTGTGTAAGGATGCTATCGATGGAACCCTTCAAACGGTTTACAGCAACAGCATTGTCGTACCTCCGATTGGTATTACGACTGATACTGCTGCAGGTGGACAGGCATCTTACACCCCAACAACAGCAACTTATGATGCTGCAACTGGTGATTCTGTAATCACTATCGGTGCTCACTCTCTGCCTGTTGGAAGTTCGATTTACCTCGTTCCCAACTCCATGACATTTACATGTGCTATGGACGGTGGTAACGCACTGCACACATATCCTCGTACCACTGACCCGAACTACCAGAAGTACTTTACTATTACTGGTGCTACAGCAACTACGATTACGGTTAATGCAGGTGCTTCACCTATCGTTAGTTACGACGTAAGCAATGCTTATTACAATGCTGCAACTGGTAACCTGCAACTGACTATCGGTACACATTCGCTGCCTGTTGGTACAAGCATCAAACTTGCTGCTAACTCTCTGACATTCACATGCTCTTCTGACAACTACGCTAGCACCCACACTTACCCCCGTGCTTCCGACCCTGCATATGACACTGCTCTGAAGATTAATAGCGTAGGACCTACCACGATTAACATTAACGTTGGTATTGCAGCATCGTCTTCTCAGTACGAACATAGGTTCGTCTCTGCTACAGCTGGCGCAGTTGTCTCTGGCGGTAATTATGCACACACATTCTCCAGCGCCCTTCCTAACTCGGTTGTTGCTGTTGGTAAGTGTGCTGATGTCAAGGCGGCAGTTGATACGATGCTCGACCAAATGAATGCAATTCTTGCTCCTACTGGAGACAGATTTGTCGATGCTGGTAATGCACTTTGGAAGAATCAAGATTATATCGCTGAAGAAACAGCAGGTGCTCTTGACGCATATTTCACTTACGAAATTAACCAAGTCTCTTACAAGACATTTGAATATCCTGGTGGTAGCATTGATGGACGTAATAAGTGCATCAGAGACGTTAAGGAGATGATTAAGGCACTTATCACCGACCTCCTGACTGGTGGTAACTCCAATACTGTAATTGCTCTGGAGACTTACATTGATGCGAATAAGCAAGTACTTCACGTTGAAGACCAACTTCCCGCTACTCTGTATGCTCTAAACTATGCCAAGATGCTCGCGCACAAGGCAATCAACCAGTTGCTGCAAACTCAAGGTTCGGTTCAAACTTCTCCCGACCACTATGTTGCGCTGTACACCACTGAAGATGCTTATATTGACACTACGG